GAATCAGGCGATGCCTGTGGGCACCACCGTAGCTTTGTTGGAGCGTGGCACCAAGGTGATGTCTGCAATTCACAAGCGCTTGCATTACAGCCAGCGTGTAGAATTTCAGCTACTGGCTAAGGTCTTTGCAGACTATCTGCCTCCCTCGTACCCGTATCTGACAGGAACCGGGCCGCAGGAAATCAAACTACAGGACTTCGATGGTCGTGTAGACATCATTCCGGTTAGCGATCCCAACATTTTCAGCCAGAGCCAACGCATCACCATGGCTCAAGAGCTATTGCAGTTGGTGCAATCAAACCCCGAAATCCATGGTCCTCAAGGTATGTACGAGGCTTACCGACGTATGTATGCGGCTTTGGGTGTTGATAATGTTGAGGGCTTACTGCAACCACCTGCACCACCACCCACACCGATGCCAATTGATGCGGGTACAGAAAACTCCGGGTTTATGATGGGAGCACCGGCACAAGCCTTCCCACAGCAGAACCACCAAGCTCACATCGACGCGCACCGTAGTTTGTTTTTGACGGATATCGTAAAAAATACGCCACCCTTACAGGGCGGTATCATTGCGCACATGATGCAACACCTACAGTTCATGGCTTCAGACATGGCTCAGGAGCAGTTGCCGCAGGAGCTACGTGACCAAATGGAACAGCTAAGCCAAGCAGTTCAGTCGGGTCAAGTGCCACAAGAGCAGGTGCAACCGATGCAACAGCAGATGAACGATATGACGGAGCAGTATTCAGCCCCTATTTTGGCTCAGCTCACTCAAGACCTGCTAATGAGTATTGGTCAGGGCAGTGACGAAGATCCACTAGTGGAAATTCGTAAGCGCGAGCTGGAGCTAAGAGACAAAGAAATGAACATGGACCAAGCTCAGTTTGAGGCAAAAGAGCAAGCGCGCTCAAACGAAAAGCTACTTGAAACTGAGATAGCCAAGCAACGCATACAGGCACAGCGTGATATCAATGATGAGAAGATGGATTTAGCTATTCAGCGCCTACAACAGCAGGCTGAACTCAAACTTCTCGAACTTAACGCCAAATTTGGAGGCACAATACAATGATTAGCTACATGAAAGAGGCAATTGCAAAGCTTCGTGAATGGAAAAAGCAAAGGTCAGCAGACGAGGCGAAAGCTCGCGAAGCGGAAGCTAAAGCAAAGGCTGAAAAAAAGGCGGCTTCTGACGCAAGAATTGCGGCCAAAAAAGCCAGAATCGAAGGCGTTGAGCCTGCACCAGTTGCGGCACCGGCTCCAGAGCCTGCGCCAGCACCTGCGGTTGAACCGGCACCTGCGAAGGCTAAGGCTAAGTCTAAAGCTAAAGCAAAGAAAGCGCCAAAGAAGGCGCCAGCAAAGGGGAAAAAGTAATGGCACTTAAAAAAGGCAAAAAAAACATCGGCGATAACATCAAGACTGAGATGAAGGCCGGTAAGTCACATAATCAGGCTTTAGCTATTGCTATGAAAAAAGCCAAGGACATGAAGAACGGCGGCGCTGTTAAGCGTGTCCACAAAACAGTCCGTGGTGGCGGTGCGGCTACAAAAGGCCTTGGCTTCTATGAGATCGACTAATGCGTGAGGTTAATCTTGCTAGTGCGATAAAAAAAGCCGTTGAAGAGCGCCGTGAAACCTTAACCGGCACATTGACTTCTGGTGCACTAACGTGCATGGAACAATACAAATATATACAAGGCGAGCTAAAGGCACTATCATTTATCGAGGAAGAACTAGCTAATCACTTTAAGGAGCGATAAATGAGTGTGGAGGGTGCTTACGTTGACCCGGATCAAGTGGTTCTTGATCCAACGCTTTTGGAAAAAAGCGCAATAGAGAGAATGCCTAACCCTGTAGGTTGGCGGATGTTGGTGTTGCCCTACTCGGGTGTAGCCAAGTCCAAGGGCGGCATTGTCCTGACCAAAGCGACAATGGACCGGGAAGCGTTGGCTACCGTTGTTGCCTATGTCGTGAAAATGGGGCCACTTTGTTATAACGACAAAGCAAAATTCGGCGATACACCTTGGTGCGAGGAAAAGCAATGGGTCATGATTGGCCGCTACGCTGGCGCTAGGTTTAAGCTCGAAGATGGCGCGGAAGTGCGCATCATCAACGATGACGAGGTCATCGGCACAATCCTTAACCCAGACGATATAGTGAGCTTACTATGAGTGTTGAAAATGTGAATGAAGCTCCTCAAGAAGAGGAGATCCAGATCCAAATCACTGAGGACGCACCTGAAGGACAAGAGCCCGAGGGTGATGAGCTTGAGCGATATACCAAGTCAGTTTCCAAGCGCATCAATAAGCTAAACGCTAAAACGCGAGAGGCTGAAGAGCGCGCACAACAGTACGAGCAACTGCTCTATCAACAACAAAATGAGCTGGCTCAGTACAAGCAAATGGCTGTACAGGGTCAAGCCTCGACGCTACAGGCTGAAGAGGACAAGCTTAAGGCGCAGGAACAGCAGGTAGAGGACATCTACAAGAAAGCTGTACAGAGCCAAGATGCAGACCTCATGTCCAAGGCTGACTCGCTGAAAAACGACATTGCAATCAAGAAAGAAAAACTTCGGGTTGCTAAAAGTCGGCAAGCTCCACAGGAGCAATACCAACCTATGGAACAGGTTGTGCCTCAACAGCAAGCGATGCCTCAGCAGGAGATTCAACCCACAAAAGAGGCCATGACGTGGCATGAAAAGAACCCTTGGTATGGTGATGGCGACGATGAAACAAATCTTGAGGCGACTCAGTTTGCCTATTTCACGCACTACAACCTTATAAATGAAGGCTTTGAGCCGGATTCCGAGGAATACTATGAGGCACTAGATTCTCGCGTTGCGAGGGTTTATCCTAGCTTAAGCAAAAGTGTCGGCAACGACACGGATGCGGTCGAATCAACAGGACGCCAACCCGCCGTGCAAAGAGTTGCGTCCGCCCAACCAAGTGGTCGGCCACAAACACGAGGCAACAAGAACGGTGTAAAGTTTACTTCTAGTGAACTGGAGCGATTGCGTGGTCTTAAGCCACACAACATGACCGAGGAAGCTTGGCTCAAGGCTGTGGCAAAAGAGAAACAGAAAGTAGCTCAAAGAGAGGCAAGGTAATGGCAGATACAAAAAGCACCCGTTCTTCGCGTGAAAGCGGAGCGCACGATAATCAGGCTCGGCGAAAAGTATGGCGCCCAGTGCGTAAGTTGGAAACTCCCCCGGCTCCTCCCGGTTATGTATACCGATGGATTCGAGAGAGTATGTTAGGAACGGAAGACCGGGCTAATGTCTCGCGTCGTATTCGTGAAGGATGGGAACTGGTTCGTGGAACCGACCTTCCTCCCGAATGGGAACTTCCTACCATGGACAACGGAAGGCATGAAGGCGTCGTTTATAACGAAGGCTTACTGTTGGCTAAGATGCCCGAGGAGTTCGTCGAACAGCGTAGTGCACACTATGCTAATGAGACGGCAAAAGCTAAGGACGCATTGGACAATAATATGTTCAATGAGACCCGAGGCGATTCTCGGTATGTACAATACGATCCTAACCGCAGTAGCCGTGTAACCTTTGGTAAGCAATAGGAGATTGATCCATGGCTAATAAAGATGCCGCTTTTGGACTTCGTCCTGCCCACATGATGGGTGGTGCTCCATATTCTGGTGGCCAATCACGTTATAGAATCGCCAACAACCAATCTGGTGCTATTTTCCAAGGCGACTTGGTTAAGCAACTAACTGGCGGTACTGTTTCTCGTGCGGCGGCTGGATCTGCTGTTCCAGTCGTTGGTGTATTCAACGGCTGTCAGTATACGGACCCCACTTCTCAAGAGCAGGTTTTTTCAAACTACTACCCCGGTGCTGTAGCCGCAGACGACATCATTGCGTTCATCGTTGATGATCCCGATGTTGTGTTTGAGGTTCAGGCTGACGACACCTTCCCAGTAGCTGACTTGTTCGGCAACTTCGATATCGTCGACCAGTCAACAACCGGTGACACCCGCTCTGGCAGATCAAACATGGAGCTTGACGTGACAACTGGTGCAACTACCACCACGTTGCCTCTCAAGGCCCTTGATATCAGCCAAGATCCCGACAACGACGACGTAGCAAGCGCTAACACTAACGTGATGGTGGTTATCCAAAACCACATTGCCGGTGTTAAGTCTGCTGGCTTGGCATAAGGAGGCTAATTAGATGGCTATTTCACGCGCACAATTAGCGAAGGAGCTTGAACCCGGTCTTAACGCCTTGTTCGGCATGAGCTATGACACATACGACCGTGAGTACGAAGAGATTTTCTCTATCGAAGACTCGCAACGTGCTTTTGAAGAAGAAGTTCTGATTACAGGCTTCGGAAGCGCACCCGTCAAGACCGAAGGTCAGGGTGTATCTTTCGACACTGCGTCAGAAGGCTTCACTGCTCGTTACACTCACGACACCATCGCACTAGCGTTTTCGCTGACCG